GGTCACAGAGGTTCGGTCTGAATTCAAGGACGATAAAAAGAAGCTTTGGAAGGCATGCAAGGAAGAGACAGGTATCAACCTCATGGAGTACGAGAGGAAGGGTGTGATCGAGTGAAGAGACAAAGCATGGAGGAGTACGTAGCGGAGATGCTACGCAGAAAGGAGCAAAATGCAGACAGCACATAGATTGGAGCGAGGATGAATAAAACTGAAGAAAAGCCAGAGGTGGAAGATGAGTGACTTTGGATGGATTCCGGTAGAGGTGAGGTTGCCGAAACTGTATGAAACAGTCATCGTCACTACATCCGCAAATATGGTGACGACTGCATTTATGACGACTAATCAAATATGGATATACCTTGAAGGCAAAGAATTTTATGTTGAGGACGCGGTAACCGCGTGGATGCCGCTTCCGGAGCCATACAAGGGAAAGGAAAGGTAGATGTAATGGAAGATTATAAACTCAGAATGATAAATGAATATAAAAATCTCGAGGAAAAATACAACAAGTTGCATAAGATGCTTGTGAAATATGATGCCGGGAAACTTGATTTTACACCGACTTGTCCGATTGATCTCCTGAGAAAACAGGCCAGTTTTATGGGACAGTATTTATATATTCTGGAAACTCGCGCTGTGATTGAGGGCATAGATCTTAATGCAAAAGAGGAAAAGAAAGAGGAGAAGGAACCGGATACGAAGTACGACGATTTGAAAAATCGGATTTTCTGCCACGCTGCTGAATTCAGATTGCCGATTCAGAACACAGCCCTTCGCATAGAGGAAATAAGACGATCCGAGAAGTATACGGAGCTTCTTCGCCTGATTTCAGAGACGGGGCTGGGAGATGATTATCACGAATGGATGAGGAAGAAAGGCTATGAATAAGTAACCGGAAAAGGAGGAAGAATGAACAAGGTACACTTGCTCGGCCGTCTGACGAAGGACCCGGATGTAAGACGGTCTCAGGGAGCTGAGTCGGTCACAATCGCAAGATATACCCTTGCTGTAGATCGGAGGCGGAAGAAGCAGGAAGGGCAGCAGGCAGCAGATTTCATTTCCTGCGTAGCATTTGGCAAGGCAGGAGAGTTCGCGGAGAAGTATCTACACAAGGGAACCAAGATCTGTGTGTCCGGACACATCCAGACGGGAAGCTATACCAGGCAGGACGGAACAAAAGCCTACACGACAGATGTAGTAATCGAGGAGCAGGAATTTGCCGAGAGCAAGGCAGACAGCGGAAGAGCTGCCATGGATGATCAGATGGCTGCACAGTACAGCGGTCAGGGAAGCCAACAGGCAGCAGGAAGGACCGGGCAGCAGGATGAAGCGGGGCAGCAGGGATCATGGGAGCAGAGTGCGATGGATGGCTTCCTGAACATTCCGGAAGGGATTGACGAGGAGCTGCCGTTCAACTGAGATATCACCCAGAGAAGGAAAATCTTTCTCTGGGATTTTGTGCGTGATGGGAGACAGAGATGAACGGAGAGAAGTACAGCGATCCGACAGCGGATCACGCCGTAAAGAGCGTCATGCGGACACCGGATCATGTGATCAAGGTGATTAACATGATGAAGAGCATTGCAGAGTTTGCCGGATTTGAAGTAGTGGGAAGGATCCATCTGAAGGACAGGGCAACGGGGAGAGAATGGAAGTGAGGAACAGAATCTTGAGCGAGAAAAATGAATTCTATCTGCCAAAAGAGGAATTTCTGACGGTGCTGCACTTTTCTCTTCAATATCCGAACTGGGTGCAGGAGCTTCGCACGGAGCCGGACACCAGCAAGGCCATTACCTACGATGGGGAGAAGGTGCAGACGTCTGGAGAATATGATGCATGCTCTGAGACTGCCATGCGTCGCTATACACTGGAGAGGAAAAAGAAGCTTGTGGAAGACACAGCGCGGGAAGTCGCTCCGGAGATCTATGATTATCTGATTCTCGGCGTGGCGTATGGGTGGACATTCTGGCAGCTGCAGGCGAAGGGAATGCCGTGTGGAAAAAGACAATTCTACGAGAGACGCAGACGTTTTTATTATGAGCTGAGCCGGAAACTGTAATTTCTCTTTGCGACACGCATACCCTTCAGGATCAATCGCAGAAGGAAACAGAACGGATCCTGAACGCGAAAGGACGGAGAGAAATCTTCGTCTTTTTTTGTTATAGCGCAATATGTATTGACACAAATACATATTAGGGGTATTATATACTTGTAGCAAGGAGATAAGCAGGAAAGGAGCTTCAGATGGAGAACGAAGAAATGACAACATTGGAGTTCAAAACAATTATGGAAATGGTCATCACGATTGTAGAGAGCAGTAAAGACAAAGAAGAGGCTCTTGAAAAACTCAAGAACCTCTCAATCGTCAAAGAAAGCTAAATAGGGATAGGCAAGGGCGCCGCTCCAAAACTTCCTGCAAGGCGCCCAAGCTTTAATAGAATTATAGCAGGAAGAAGAAAGAGGTCAACATGGCATACTCGGAAGCGAGGAACAGAGCCACACAAAAATATGTCAAAGCAAACTATGAACGGATTGCATTGACATGCAGGAAGGGGAAGAAAGATCAGTACAAGGCACAGGCAAATCGAGCAGGGAAGTCACTGAACAGCTATATCCTTGATCTTCTGGAAGCAGATGCGGTAAAGGAACAGAATGAATAACTTTTAAAAGTCGGGCACTCAGGGGACAAGAAACCGTGTTATTCTGGTAGAAAGGAAAAAGAGATGAAACAGAAGATAAGAGATTGGCTTGGCAAGCACATCATATTGGTCATTGGCATCATTGTTATAGCTATGGTTGTTTTGCCTTATATCCTTTTTCCGTGGCCAATAGCTATATTGATTACATTGATTGAAATGCTTATTTTCTGGGTGAGAGATGCCAAACGAAAGGGAACAATGTACTGGCCTAAGAAATAACAGAGGGGCAATCATAACACCGAAGCGACCTGCAGAAGCAGGCCGCTTTTTTGATGCCATGACAACAGGGGGAAGCGGGGCAAGGGATGGCAACAAATCCAAGGTACCAAAATGGAACGCTCCGGAGAAAGTACCGAGCAAGGATGAAGGCAGCTGGATGTGAGTGCGGTATCTGTAAAGGGAAGCTTGGACCGATTCACTACAACGAGCCGAGCAACGCAAGGCATCCGCTGTCGTTTGTGATCGATGAGATCAAGCCTGTTAGTCGATGGAAGGAATTCGGCTATGCATCCGCAAGAGCTGCTGCAGAGGACTGGAATAATCTGCAGGCAGCTCATTATTATTGCAATGCTTTAAAGAGTAACAAGGTAGGGCCGGTCATGGAGCTTCAGGCGAGAAAAAGGCCGAGCATAACATCTGCAGAATGGTGATTTCACATTGTGTATATACAGGCATTGAGAAGGGTGGGGGGACGCCCTCCCAGGGGGCCGTAGGCGCCCCCGCGCCGTCCAGCGCCGATTTACCCCCGAAGGGAAGATTTCATACCCCGGTGGTCAATCATGATTTTCTTCCTTGATTTTATATTGTCAGAAAATGAGGTGCTTTTTTGACCGAAAACGAGCAAAAAAAGAGGAAAAATAAAGAGAAAAATCGTCTTACACGCATGCTGAAAGCACTCAATGTCAAAGAGGAAAAGCTGACTTTACTGCAAAAAGTAATTGAACAGACATCTTGGATGTGTGTGAAGCTTGAGGATGCTGCAGAAGAGATCGGAGAGGAAGGGCTGACGGAGCCATATGACAACGGAGGTGGTCAGATTGGAATACGGCAAAGTCAGTTATTTCAAGGTTATGAGGCTCTTTGGAAGTCATATATGGCAGGCATGAAGGTGATTCTGGATGCAGTGCCGGAAGAAAAACGACAGACAACTGGGGCATTCGCAGGGGCAGCAGAACCGGAATCGGTACTGAAGCTGATTCGGACAAAGCACAAGAAGGAAGGATGATTTGAGAGGATCACAGGAGCCGAGAATCCGGATATGCCCGGAATATAAGACAACGGACGGGGATGATGCGGCTCTGCTGATGGAGGAATATGGTCACAAGCCAGACGAATGGCAGAAGATGGTAGTAGATGACTGGCTTGGGCTGGATGATGATGGAAATTATATCGTCACAAGTGCCGGACTTTCGGTGCCAAGACAGAACGGGAAAAACGTGTGTCTGGAAGAACGGGAATTCTTCGGAATGACCGTGAAGGAAGAAAAAATACTGCACACGGCACATCAGGTAAGAACAACAAAGTCATCCTTCAGGAGACTGGCAGCCATGTTCACAGATCTGCGCCATCCAGATGTTATGGATATGGTCAAATCGATTCGATATACGAACGGCGAGGAATCTATTGAGCTGACCAATGGCGGAAGCATCATGTATTCGGCCAGATCCAGACAGGGAGGAAGAGGAATAGATGGAATATCGTTGCTTGTCTACGATGAAGCCCAGGAGTTGACTGACGAACAGGCTCAGGCAATCATGGCAACACTGGCGGCAAGTGCTACGGGACACAGACAGATCATCTATACAGGGACACCTCCATATCCATCATGTCCGGGGGATGTATTCCGGGCAAGGCGAAGCGTTTGCCTGGCTAATCCTGGAAAACATGATTGCTGGCATGAATGGTCGGTGACCGGGGACAGCATAGATGAGATCGATACAGCCAATAAGGATCTGTGGTATATGACCAATCCTGCTCTGGGGATAAGGCTGGAAGAGGAATTCACAGCAGAAGAGCAGACAACACTGAGCAAGGATGGATTTGCGAGAGAACGACTTGGATGGTGGTCACCGGTGCTTGTGGCGATAACTGACAATGCAATTGATAAGAAAGCATGGGAAGCATGCAAATCTATGGCAACACGTCCACAAGGGAAAACGGCATATGGGGTGAAGTTTACGCCGGATGGATCCGAGGTAATCCTGTGCGGAGCAGTAATACCGAAGGAAGGCCAGGCGAGAATAGAGATCATAGAAAGACGTTCAACAGGACACGGGATACAGTGGCTTGTTGATTGGATCAATCAAAGATACAAGCAGGCATGTTGCGTGGTGATAGATGGCAGAAATGGCGTGGATATTTTATGCGACAGAATACATACAGTCTGGAAGGCACAGAATTCTGTAGTAAGGCCGTCGGCAAGGGAGGTGATCGCAGCGGCGACGCAGCTGATCACGGAAGTAAACGAACAGACCGTGACCTGGTACGAAGAACAGGACGATATGAACGACAGCGCTTTGACATCAGTCAAAAGACCGATAGCAGGAGGCTTTGGCTTCGGAGGAGATAATCCGGGGCCGATCGAAGCGGCAGCATTAGCCTTATGGGGGTGCAGAAATTCAAAAAGGGATCCGTCAAGAAAGATGCGGATAGGGTGAGACATGGCAACACTGAATTTTGGAATGGTAGAAGGACTGCCGGAAGAGGAACAGCGAAAACTGAATAATCTGGTGAGGATCTATAACTACCATTTGGTGAAGAACATTCGCAAGCAGAGATACTACAATGGACGGATCAGTCTGGCAGAGGTGAATCTTGGGCTGGCGCTTCCAAGAAACCTGTCGAAACTGGATATTGGATGCAGTTGGGGCGCAAAGACCGTAGACGTGCTGGCGTCTCGTTCTATGTTTGACGGATTTGTGGCGGAGAACGGGGCATCTGCAGATATCATGACCGGAATCGTAAAGAACAATCGTCTGATTGCAGAGTACCAGAAGGCATGCCGTGATGAGCTCTTGTATGGGGCAACATTTGCAGCGATATCCGGGGCACCCGATGGCGCGATTGTAAGGTTCTACTCTCCGCAATGCGCTGCTGCGTCATGGAGCAAAGAAAAGGGGAGAATTAACTGTGGATTTGCGTTTCAGGACGCAATGCAGGACGAGAGCGACCTGAACTGGTCTCCAATGTACGTGAACCTCTATACAGAAACAGCTACATGGGAGCTTTCGAGGGAATCCGGACATTGGATGGCGGAAGAGAATCCGCATAAATTCGGGAAGCCGATGCTGATTCCGATGATCTGGAACGCATCCAGCGACAAGCCATTTGGACAGTCGAGGATCAAAGGGCCAATCAGAAAGCTGATTCAGGGTTACGTTCGAACACTCGCCAATGCGACGATTGGACTTGAGTTTGCAACATCCCCGCAGAAATATCTGCTCGGAGTGACGGATGATCAGTTTGAGCAGGTTACACAGAGCAAGTTTGACCAGTATGTTGGGTCCATAATTGCTGCAACACAGAATCCGGAGACAGGGACCAACCCGCAGTTTGGTCAGTTGACGCAGGGGACACTGACGCCACACACGGAGATGCTGCGTATTCTCGCAACGCAGTTTTCGGCGGCAACGGGGCTGACCGTAACGGATACGGGAGTGGTGAATGATGCGAATCCCACATCATCAGACGCAATTCTGGCGCAGAGCCAGACGCTGGTATCTCTGGCGGAGCAGCTGAACACAGGGAATGGGGATGCGTTGTATCAGATTGCGCAGATGGCACAGGCCGTAGAGCTGGGAACAACCCCGGATATGCTTCCGGAAGAAGAAAAGAGTATTGTGGCGCACTTTAAGAATCCGGCGATGCCATCGGTTGCAGTAACCGCAGATGCCGCGATCAAAATTGCGTCAGCAAGAGAACACTTTGCAAGTACCGACACATTTCTGGAGATGATCGGATTCGATCAGGCGGACATTCGGCGTATCAAAGCACAGGAACAGAGAGTAAGAGGGCAGCAGCTGCTGCAGGATCTTACCAACGAAGAAGGTCAACAGGAAGGTGGACAAAATGGAGTGCCTGGACAGCAGGTGATGTCATGATATGGCAGTAAAAATTGCAGCAACAAAATGGAAAGCATATACAGCATCTCTGGCAAGGATAAATCAGAGGGCGGCAGAGGAAATGATAGCATTCGCTTCCAGAAATGGATTATCTGACCGGAAGGCACTCACAGACTATGCCATGGCCCTTGTGCAGAAGTATAGCGAAGGGTCCGCAGAACTCGCATGTGAGATGTATGATGCAATCGCAAAGCTTCAGGGCGCAAATGTTCAGCCAGCTGAGCCGGCAGAGACACCGGATTATGGAGAGGTGGCAAGATCGGTAAACGGGACACTGAAGCAATCTCCGGAAGGAAATCTGCTGGGGGATTCGGTTTCGCGTCTGGTAAAGCGCGCAGGAGCTGACACGATGCTCAAGAACGCTAAGCGGGATCGAGCAGAATTTGCCTGGATTCCTTCGGGGGATTCCTGTGCCTTCTGCTCCATGATTGCGTCAAGAGGATGGCAGCCGGCAACGAACAAGACTGTACAGGGAGATCATGCAGAGCACATTCATGCGAACTGTCAGTGCGAGTTTGCGATTCGGTTCTCACCGAGCATGGACGTTGCGGGGTACGAGCCGGAGAAGCTGCGCGAGGAGTATGATGCTGCCGAAGGAGATACGCCGCAGGAGAAAGTAAACTCTATGCGGAGGGCAAATTACGCAGAAAAAGTAAGTGATACTATTACTGGAGCAAGAGATCCTAATGGGAAAGCTGCAGAAAAGCATGCGATACTTTACTACGAGGAAATCAGGAAGAGAATAGCAGACGTGCCAAAGATATCTGCTGCAACGGGGTATCCTGAAGATGACATAATGAAAATTAAAAAATTCCTGTTCTGTGATAAACATGATCTGGGAGGGGCGGAACCAGAGCTTTTCAAACCAGATTATATAATTGCGGAATCATGGAGAAGACTTCAGGAAGGGAAACCGGAAGCACACGATTTAACATTGCTAAAACATGAAATGATGGAAAAAGCTCTGATGGATCAAGGGTATTCGCAGGAAGAAGCCCATATAAAGACGTCAAAGATATATAATTACGACAAGGAGGCAAGCGAATACTATGGTAAACATAAAAAATATCGAGAAGAATAACGATATTGTGAAGTGTGAAATTTATCCGGAAGACAGCAAGGAAGCCGGGACACTATCTGTGGATCTTTCGACGGAGAAGTATCAATATGAGCTTCCTGCCGGATATGAGTGGTGTGAGAATCATGCCGCACATGCAGCGAGAGAAATTGTTGCCATGAACAGAGATGGGGAGTTACCAAAGGAAAAACGAATCATGTGGGTATAAGTCAAATCACGGCGGAGGCATAAGATGGCAAAGGACGATTACCACGTTCTTATGGCAAAAATACTGGTATATCTTTATGCGAAGATGAAGGGGAAAAAGGTGCCGCCAGCGGAAGAGTATATTTGCCCTTTTTCGAAAGATTTCCCAATAAGCGAGGAATATCTGAACGAAGTGCTTGACGGGATGACAGAGCATGAATTTATAAAGCTGCATGTTGTCAGAGCATGGGGAGGAGATATCGTAGCGAAGGATGTTGACAACATGAAGATTACGTTGGAGGGCATCGAATATTTGAGAGACAATTCGACGATCAGAAAGATTGTTGACACCATTCCTATGGCAGCAACGATTTTTGAGTTATTCCAGTAAATAACGTGAAGAATAAACGAGGACAGAAAAGCACCGGGTATCCGGTGCTTTTATTATGCCTGCATGGTTGGCCGGTTCGATTCCGGCAGCAGGCTTTAGGGCAACGCCGGCCCGGATGGCGGATAAAGGCAACGCGGCCATAACGCGGAAAAAGACCACTCATAGGAGGAAAGAAAATGGAAGAGGCACAAGGAAACCAGAATGCAAATGCAGAAAAAAATTTTACCCAGGCAGAGGTGGACGCTATCGTTGGAGAGCGTCTTGGAAGGGAAAAGGCAAAATTTGCAGATTACGAGGACCTGAAAAATAAGGCTGCAGAGTATGACAGGCAGCAGGAAGCAAGCAAATCGGAGCTTCAGAAGGCCCAGGAGAAATCAGCAAAGCTGCAGGCAAAACTCGACAGCATGGAGAAGCATGAAAAGCTTGTTGCCATGCGGACGAAAGTTTCCAAGGACGTCGGAGTTCCGGCGGAACTTTTAACCGGAGAAGATGAAGAAACATGTAAGGAGCAGGCAGAGGCAATCATGAAGTTTGCGAAAGGCTCCAGATATCCGGGAGTAAAGGAAGAAAAGCATGAGTCAAAACAGGCAGGAAGCTCTGCCAGCAATGCAACAGATGGAGATTTCAGAGAATTAGCAGGCCAGCTTTTTGGCCGGAAGGAGTAGTTTTTATGGCAGCACTTATCACATCAGATTTTCAGATTCCGAATAACATTGCACGGGAAATTTTCAAAAAGGCACAGACCGGTTCCACGATCGCCCAGCTCTCCGGAGCAAGACCGCAGAAGTTTGGTTCCGAGACGAACTGGGTTCTGACCGCACCTCCGAAGGCAGAAGTAGTAGGTGAAGGAGGGGAGAAGTCGCCCACTCCTACGACCTATGCACCGAAAACGGTAAAGCCCGTCAAGCTTCAGGTAACGATGCGATTCTCGCAGGAAGTACAGTGGGCAGATGAAGACACGCAGATCGGCGTTCTGCAGGATCTTTCTGAGAATGCAGGAATTGCACTTGGAAGAGCATTGGACCTGATTGGGATCCATAAGATCAATCCGCTCACCGGAGCAGTGTCGGCACTGATCAGCGAGGGAATTATCGATACGACCAAGAGCGCAACGCTTGCGGACAGCAAGTATGACATCGCAGTAGAGGCGGCAGCAGGACTTGTCATTGACGCAGGCTACGCACCGACCGGAGTAGCAATGGATCCTTCGCTGTCCTTTGGCCTTGCAACAATGAGGGACACCACTGGAAGAAGGATGTATCCGGAACTTGGATATGGAACTGCGGTCACAAACTTCGAGGGAATGCGGGCTGCGGTATCTGACACCGTTTCTGCGAAGAACGAAGTGACGAAAGCGACGAACGTTCTTGGAATTGTCGGACAGTTCGATGCATTCCGTTGGGGCGTCCAGAGACAGGTGAATGCACATCTCATCGAGTACGGCGATCCGGATGGTCTTGGAGATCTGCAGAGAATGAATCAGATCGCACTCAGGGCGGAAGTGGTCTATGGTGTCGGCATCATGGATCTCAATGCATTTGCAAAGATTGTCAAAGCCGCGGGCTGATGAAGTACGAATACAACGGGATTCTGGTAGAGTCCGATACTCCATTGGACTCTGCCGTGTTCCGACCGGTTGAAAACGAATTGCCGACAACGAGAGAAACCGAGACGGAACAGAAACCTGCAAGAGCGCAGGGGAAGAAAAGGGCATCAGCAGGTCGGAGGAAGTAATCATGACGACGATATACGCGACCGTAGCGGAGATTGAGCAGAGATATAAAAAGCTGGATGAAGGTGACGCGGAGAGGTGCGGCGCATTAATCGGTGACGCATCGGCCATGATTGATGCATTTGCATCGAAAGATGTGACGGAGGATGTAAAAAAGCTCGTATGCAGAAACATGGTCCTTCGCGCACTTGGGTCTGGAGATATCAACATCCCAATCGGAGCCACGCAGGGGACACAAACCGGCCTTGGTTATTCTCAGAGCTTCACATTTGGATCCGGACAGTCCGGAGAGCTTTATTTCTCTAAAATGGACAAAAGGCTTCTCAGGATCGGGAACAGAATCGGTGCCAGGTCACCGATAGAATTCATGGAGGCAGGTGATGCTTAAAGGAATTACAGTGACCCTTCACGTAAAGA